CTATCAAGAAAAAGATATTATTAGATATATGGGTGAAGAAGCTGGCAAAGAACACTATAAAAAATATACCAAGAGTGAAATTATTATGCAACTTGGAAAGGGTAGTGGAAAAGACTATACCTCTACAGTTGGATGTTCTTACTTAGTTTATAAATTGTTATGTTTAAAAGATCCTTCAAGATATTTTGGTAAGCCATCTAATGATGCTATTGATATTATGAACGTTGCTATCAATGCTCAACAGGCTAAGAATGTTTTCTTCAAAGGATTTAGAAGTAAGATAGAAGGATCTCCGTGGTTTGCAGGAAAGTTTTCTCCACCAAAGATTGATAGCATTGAATTTGATAAAGCAATTACTGTGTACTCTGGTCACTCTGAAAGAGAATCTGCTGAAGGCTTGAACTTAATGCTGGCAATTCTTGATGAGATCTCTGGCTTTGCAATGGAGTCTGCAAGTGGAAACGATCACGCTAAGACTGCTGACAATATTTATAAAGCATTCCGTGGATCTGTTGACTCTCGCTTTCCAGACTTTGGAAAGGTAGTTCTTCTTTCATTCCCTCGTTTTAAAGGTGACTTTATTTCAACAAGGTACGAAGATGTTATTGCAGAAAAAGAAACCATCGTAAGATCGCATGAGTTTATTTTAAATCCAGCACTGTCAGAAGATGACCCACAAAATAAATTTACTGTAGAGTGGGATGAAGACCACATCAACTCATACAAGCTTCCTGGAGTCTTTGCACTTAAAAGACCAACTTGGGAGATTAATCCTACAAGAAAAATTGAAGATTTTAAATTAGCTTTCTTTACAGATATGCCAGATGCACTAATGCGTTTTGCCTGTATGCCAACTACCTCCTCTGACGCTTTCTTTAAAAATAGAGAAAAACTTGGAATGGCATTTAAAAAGCACAACCCTATTGATGTTTCTAAAAGAATCGAACAGTCTTTTCAACCAGACCCAGACACAACCTATTACGTTCACGCTGACCTTGCACAGAAGCACGATAAGTGTGCGGTATCAATTGCCCACATTGATAAGTGGGTAAGTCTGCAATCATTTAATGATTATCAGCAGATTGTTCCGTTTGTTGTAGTTGATGCAATCGTGTACTGGGAACCTAAAAAAGAAGGTCCAGTAGATTTATCAGAAGTAAAGAATTGGATTATTAACTTAAGAAGGCTTGGTTTCAATCTAGGACTAGTAACCTTTGACCGTTGGAACTCTTTTGATATTCAAAGAGATTTAAGTAGTGTTGGAATTAAAACAGAAACTCTTTCAGTAGCTAAAAAACATTATGAAGATCTTTCTATGCTTGTTTATGAAGAAAGAATAGTTTTACCTCAAATAGATTTATTACTTGAGGAGATGCAGGAACTTAGAATTATGAATAATAATAGAGTAGACCACCCAAGAAAGAAGTCTAAGGACCTTGCAGATGCTATGTGTGGCTCTGTATATAATGCAATTAGTCACACAAGAAGAGAAAAAATTCAGGAAGTAGAAATTCATACCTATCAATCTCGTCCCAAAGTTGACAAGGATGATAGTAAAATGGTAAAATCTAAACCTGAGATGACAGAAGATATCAAAGAGTATCTTATGAATTTTAATTTAATTTAGTAGAAATGGAAAATAATGAGTAAAAGAGTTCTTTTAACAGGTGCAAGTGGTTTTGTTGGAAGCCATGTGCTTAGACACTTGCTGGTGAATACAGATTGGTTTATAGTTTGTCCAACAACATTTACACATAAAGGTTTAACAGATAGAATTAATGTTGCATGTGACGACTTCCCCGATGCTTACAAACGTATTAAAGTAATTAAGACAGACCTTACTGCTCCAATTTCTCCAGTAACATCCCATGCGTTTGGTCAAATTGATTATGTGATTAACGTAGCAAGTGAAAGTCATGTTGATAGGAGCATTGAAGAGCCTACTTCATTTATTTTAAATAACGTATCTTTAATATGCAATCTTCTTGATTGGGCAAGGGTTGCGAAGCCAGAAAAGTTTTTGCATATATCAACTGATGAGGTTTACGGTCCTGCAAAGCCTGGTCATTCTCATAAAGAATGGGAAGATCAATATTTCCCAAGCAATCCCTACTCTGCTTCTAAAGCAGCACAAGAGAGTATTGCATTCTCTTACTGGAGAACGTATGGCGTTCCGATAGCAATTACAAATACTATGAACATTATTGGTGAGACTCAGGACACTGAAAAGTTTATGCCAATGGTAATTAAAAAAGTTCTTAATGGAGAGACTATGAAGATTCATGCATCCTCCGAAGGTGAAATTGGAAGTCGTTTTTATCTACATGCTAGAAATCAGGCAGACGGTCTTTTGCATGTTCTTAAGCAACATTTCCCAGCTTATGGGGAATCTGAAGTTCCAGCAAAGTTTCACATTGTTGGTGAAAAAGAAGTGGACAACCTAGAGATGGCTCAGATGATTGCAAAAGCAGTTGGAAAACCTTTGAAGTATGAACTAGAGGACTTCCACTCTTCTCGTCCAGGTCACGACTTAAGATATGCTTTAGATGGAAAAAAGATCGCTGATACTGGATGGGTATCTCCAATGCCACTAGAAGAATCTATTAGAAAGACGGTTGAGTGGACTCTTAAGCATCCAGAGTGGCTAAGTTTGTGAAAGAATATTTAGCAAATAATTATATTTGCTTTGATGATATTTTAATGGTTCCACAGTATTCAGAAGTTACAAGCAGACTTTCTGTTGATTTTAAAATGAATGTGGGTGGCTATACCTGGCTAGATTTGCCAGTAATAGCCTCTCCCATGGACACAGTTTGCGAAAAAGATATGGCAATTGCAATCGCTGAATCTGGTGGAATTGGAATCATTCATAGGTTTATGTCTGCAAAAAATCAGATAAAAATGGTTAAGGATGTTTTTAATTATAACGATCTTAAGCTCCCTGTTGGTGCAGCACTATCAAGTACCTTTATTGAAGAGCATGTAGAAAAGCTTATTGATGCAGGAGTATCTATGCTTTTAATTGACACTGCAAATGGTCATAGTAAGATGGCAATTGATGCAACTGTTAGATTAAAGAGTGTTGTAGGTGATAGAGTTCATATTATGTCTGGAAATGTGGCAACAGTAGAAGGCTATGTTGCCCTAGATGCTGCAGGTGCTGATTCTGTTAGAGTTGGCATTGGTGGCGGTAGCATGTGCACAACAAGAATAGTTTCTGGTCATGGTATCCCAACACTGTCTTCAATTATAAACGTGCGAGAAGCAAAAGATAAGTTTAACTTAAATGCTGCAATAGTAGCAGATGGTGGAATTAGAAATACTGGAGACATGGTTAAAGCATTTGCAGCAGGAGCAGATTCTGTAATGCTAGGCTCAATGCTTGCTGGAACCGATGAGTCTCCAGGATCTTTGCATTTTGAAGGAGACAAAAAGTTTAAATCTTTTAGAGGGATGGCAAGTAAAGAAGCTAATAAAGATAAAGATATTGCAGTTGCAGAAGGCATCTCTACAATGATTCCATATAAGGGGTCAGTAAAAGATATTATTAAAGATATTAAAGGCGGAATTGGAAGTGGATGCTCTTACTCTGGAGTTGACTTCTTGCATGATTTATACAAAGAGTCTATGTACATCAAAGTATCACCACTTACAGTAAAGGAGTCCCTGCCTCATGGAAGATAATGAAGAAATAGATAACCAAGAGTTGTCAGAAATGATTGAGTACTTAATTGAAATAGGTGCTATGGAAATTATGGGGTATGATTCTATATCAGATCAGTTTACATACAAGGTTACTTCCAAATGTAAAGAGCTTTATCCAGAATTATATTATGCACACTATGAAGCCGTTGGAGAAATGGCATCAAGTCTTTGGATGAAAGATGTTGTAGACATAGTGTTTACTGAAGGGCAAACAATTGTTGGAGTTACTCCAGAACAAGTAGAGTATATAAAAGAAAATATAAGTACTTTTACTGATGATGAAAGATTTTTTCTTGAGGTATTGATAAACCATTACGAGCAAAAATAGGATATAATAATAGTTATGGATGTTATTAAATCAGCAGAATGGGAAGGCGAACCCCTTTACAACATGCTTTCAGAAGATGAAAAAGCCTTTGCAGATTCATTGTTAAAATTAACAGAAGAACTTGGACCGTTAGATC